TTCTCCTTCTCCTAGAGGAGCACAAGGAAGCGATTCATCTATTGCAGGTCCAACTATTTGCACACTTACTTCAGATGGTGGCGGCGGTGGAGCTGCTGTTGGTCCAGCTGGTAATATAGGTGGAGATGGTGGTTCAGGCGGAGGCGGAAGTTCAAATGGTAGTAGAGCAGGCGGATGTGGAGATACTCCTGCGATTCCTGCTGCAACAGGTGGTCCTCAAGGAAATAATGGAGGTTCAGGTGTAGATGCTCCAGGGCCTCAGTTTGGTTCAGGTGGCGGTGGTGGTGCTGGTGCGGTAGGTACAGATACAGTTCCAGGTCAAGGTGGTCCGGGTGGTGTAGGTTTAGAAAATTCAATAACAGGCTCTCCTGTGTTTTACGCAGGCGGAGGCGGTGGTGGAACTGGGGCCAGTGGTAATCCGGGTGGAACGGGTGGAAATGGTGGTGGCGGAAACGCAGGTACTACTCCAAATTCTCCTCTAGGTGGCATTTGTGGAGTTAATGGAACAGTTAATACCGGCGGTGGTGCGGGCGGAGGCGGCGGTGATCCACGAGCAGGAAGAGTGGGCGGTTCAGGAATTGTAATATTTAGAACTCCAAGTGCATTCCCTATGGCAGTAAGTCCAGGATCTAATACGGTTACGACAACTCCAGGTGGATGTTATGTCGCTAAATTTACAGTGTCGGGAGCCAATACCTTAACCATTTAAAAGTGATATAGATCAAATTGACTAAGATGATCTATATGTTATAAAGAAAGAGAAAGATGAATTTACAAAATTATTTCTGGTATTTTCAAAAGGCTATTCCGACTCACATTTGTGATGACATTATTAAATATGGATTACAGACTCGGGAACAAATGGCTGTAACCGGAGGGTATGGCGAAGATCCTAAAAAACTTAATCGCCAACAAGTTAAAGATTTAAAAAAGAAAAGAGATTCTAACATTGTCTGGTTGGCGGAGAACTGGATTTACAAAGAACTTCATCCTTATATTCGTCAGGCCAGTGCAAATGCCGGCTGGAATTTTCAATGGGATTTTTCTGAAGCCTGTCAATTTACTAAATACAATAAAGGCCAGTATTATGATTGGCATTGTGACAGCTGGGCAGGAGCCTATAACAAGCCCAATGACCCTCAGACCCATGGTAAAATAAGAAAGTTATCCGTTACTCTTTCCTTATCCGATGAAAAAGATTATAAGGGAGGAGAATTAGAATTTGATCTCAGAAATAAAGATCCGGATAAAAAAAGAAATACTATGGTATGTAAACAGATTAGACCCAAAGGATCCATGGTCATTTTTCCTTCCTTTGTATGGCATCGAGTAAAACCCGTCACCAAAGGATCAAGATATAGTTTGGTAGTATGGAATTTAGGAAGACCTTTTCAATGAAGAAAAAAAAGAAATTAGAAAAATTATGTAAAGAATCAGAAGGAGATAATAAACCGGAGGTTCTTACTACCGAACATTATTTTGCTTCTCCTATTTATTTTACCGATAAGCCGGAATGGGTGAAAGGTTTCAACACAGCTTCGGATGCTTACATTAAACAAGCTCGTTTAAACAATCTCAAAGAAATTAAAAAAAGAAATAAACAATTTGGAAACAAGGGAGAACATGCCTGGGTGCATCACTCTACCACATTAATAGGAGATCCGCAGTTTAAAGTACTACAAGATTATATTGGATCTACCGCATGGAATCTACTGGATGGACAAGGATTTGACTTATCTAATCACACTATCTTTATTACCGAGTTATGGGTTCAAGAATTTTCTAAAGATGGAGGAGGGCATCATACTTTGCATTCTCATTGGAATGGTCATATCTCTGGCTTCTATTTTTTAAAAGCCAGTGACAAAACTTCAAAGCCTGTCTTTGAAGATCCACGACCTGGTCAAATGATGAACTTACTTCCTCAAAAAGATTCTCGTAAAATAACTCAAGCCTCTCATCAAGTTAATTATCAGGTTAAGCCGGGACGTTTAATATTTTTTAATTCTTATCTCCCTCATATGTATGCCGTTGATAATGGCTATGAACCTTTTCGTTTTATTCATTTTAATATACAAGCGATATCTAATGGACCCTTAGGAAAACCAGGACAACCTACCTGGTTACAACAGCAAGAAAAGAAAAAAGATGTCAAAAAAAAATAAAATAATACATTTACCAAAGCTGCATAATAGCATGGGAGCCTCTCACAATGCCTATATCAAAGCGATGCTGGGACAAGTTCATACTCAACGTCCCAACGATATGGTAGAAACTTTAATTGAGGAAAGAAAAAAACAACTCATAAAGGAGAAACATGTTCAAAAAAACAAAGTATAAAGTTTTAAAACAAGCGATCAGTAAAGAATTAGCTCAATTCGTTTACACTTATTTTTTAAATAAACGAAAGGTTGCACGATTCCTTTTTGATCAGCAATGGATATCTCCTTTTACCTCTGAATGGGGAATCTGGAATGATCAACAAATTCCCAACACCTATTCCCATTATGGGGATGTGGTTATGGAAACCTTACTTCAAGGTTTAAGATCCAAGATGGAAAAAGAAACGGGTTATAAGCTTCAAGAAACTTATGCTTACGCTAGAATTTATAAAACAGGGGACGTTCTTCATCGACACAAGGATCGTTATTCCTGTGAAGTCTCCACGACTTTACATCTTGGAGGAGATTCCTGGCCCATTTATTTGGAGCCTTCAGGTAAAACTGGAATGGCAGGCATTAAAGTTAATTTAAAACCAGGAGACATGTTAATTTATTCAGGTTGTGATCTTGAACATTGGAGAGATGCTTTTCCCGGTAAGGATTGTGGTCAAGTCTTTCTTCATTATAATGATCGTACCAAGAAAACAGCTAAAGCAAACCTTTATGATACACGCCCTTTTCTGGGGCTTCCATCATGGTTTAAAAACTTTAAGTTGCCTCTAAGTAAAAAATAAGATAAATTAAAGGCCGGCGTGGGGGATTTTTCCACCACAAAGGTCTTCTACGCCTCTTCATAACCAGTTGATCTCCACTAAAATCTAGTATAATTGTATTCTAAACGGATTTTTCTATGCTACATAAAATCAGACTTAAACCTGGATTAGACAAACAATCTTCTGACACAGGAGCCGAAGGAAAATGGGTTAATGCAGACTATTCTCGTTTTCGTTATGGTTTTCCTGAAAAAGTAGGGGGTTGGGAACAACTAGTTGATAATAACTTGATTGGTGCAGGGCGTGATCAACATACCTGGGTCGATTTAGCAGGTAACAAGTACGCAGCCATTGGAACTAATAAATGCCTTTACATTTATTTTGAAGGAGCTTTTTACGATATCACTCCTCTAGATACAGCACGTCAACAAACCGGTGCCACGTTTACTACTGTAAGTGGTACAAAGACAGTTACTCTAACAACAAGTACCGCTCATGAGGCTGAGGCAGGAGATATTATTTTATGTTCTAGTGCCACTTCTGTTCCTGGAGGTTATAGCACAGCTGATTTTGATGATATACTTTTTGAAGTAACCGATGTTCCCACGGCTACAACCATGGAAATAACTATGGCAAGTAATGCTGGCTCAAGCGCTGGGCCCTCAGGAACGGTTACAATAGATTTTTATTATGTCATTGGTCCCCTTATTCAAACGTATGGATATGGCTGGGGAACCAATACTTGGAGTGGTCAAACGCTTCCTCTTATTCAAACAACTTTAAATGGGGCCTTATTAAATGATACCTATGGAACCGGTGGATCGGGAACCGATATTGTTTTAACATCGACTACAGGTTTTACTGCTGCAGGCACCATTCTCGTTGACTCTGAATTAATTACCTATACTGGTATCACGAGCAACACCCTCAACGGAATTACTAGAGGAACCAATGGAACCTCAACGGCGGCTCATTCCGATGGAACCACTACTTACGATGCCACAAATTATGTGGGCTGGGGAAGTGCAAGTTCTTCTTCTAATATTATAATCGAACCGGGACAATGGAGGCTTATAAACTATGGTGAAGATCTATTAGCTTTAGTTCATAATAAAAACATATTTAAATGGGAACCTTCTCTACCTAATTTAACGGTAAGAGCAGTTTTAGTAACCGGAACAGAAGTTCCCACAGCTTCAAGAGACATGGTTCTCTCCACTCCCGATCGACATTTAATTTGTGTTGGAACTGAAACAACTCTGCAAACAGCCTCGACTCAAGATGATATGTTTGTTCGTTGGTCGAATCAAGAATCAACAACGGTTTGGACTCCTACCGCAACTAATACCGCTGGAAGTCAACGACTGACGGATGGATCTAAATTATTAGGAGCCATTGTCGGAAAAGCAGCGGTCTATATCTGGTCGGATACGGCCATGTACACCATGAAATTTATTGGACAACCATTTACTTTTGGATTTCAACAAGTAGGAACTAACTGTGGAATGTCGAGTCAACACTCGGCGGCTGAAGTTAATGGTATTGCTTATTGGATGGGACCCACAGGATTCTATAAATTTGATGGAGGACGAGTACAACTCATGCCCTGTTTAGTTGAAGATTATGTCTTCGAAGATATTAATACGAATGCCAATCAACAAATTCACGTGGCTGTTAATGCTCTCTTTGGAGAAATCACTTGGTTTTATCCAAGTAGTGGGTCTGATTATGTGGATCGATCGGTGACTTATAATTATCTGGAATCTAGTGCAGAAGATCCAATTTGGTATACTTCATCCTTAGCTCGTTCTACATGGACAATCGAAGGTGTTTTTAATAAACCCTATGCTACTGAATTTAAAAGTGCAGTAGCTCCTACTTATCCAACGGTAGTCGGAGTTTCTAATGGAGCGAGTTATTACTGGGCTCAAGAAACTGGCAATGATGAAGTTTTTGCCAGTGGGACAACGAATGCTATTGCAGGCTACGTTGAATCCGGTGACTATGATATTGGAGGTCCTGAAGGAGAACAAGGAGAAGGAGAATTCATGATGAGAATCTC